AGGGCTGGCCCTGATGTCATCAATGCCCTCATGCTAGGCATGATAGCTTGACTAAGCACTGCCTCTTCTAGTTCACCTCTTAGTGAATCAGGAAGCTTATAACTAAAGTTAGCACCAAGATGCCCTTCCATATAATCAAAGTATCTAGCGACAGTTTCACCCCATGTCTCCCTTCGTTGTTCGTGTTCTTTCCATCTCGCATATCGGGAAAGAGCGATAAAGTTTTGGTAGTCTGTTGGTAATTGATTGCTTATCATTGTATCACTCCATAATGGTTCTAATTGTTTTGATGTCTGCACCTTCTATATCATAGAAGTATTCACGTATACCATCTTCTAATTCCTCGCCTACTTGTCCATCAGCAGGTATTGGGTAGTCTTCTTCATCTACTTCTATGGTGATGTACATTTTAACTCTTACCATCAGCCATCACCTCTTCAATCAACTTGTCCAAGTACCACTTGGCTTTCTGCAAATCCTCTATGGGCTTATCCTTGTAGTCGAAACGCCAGAGGTACTTCATAATGTTACCCTGCAGATAATACTTGAAGCCCTCGTCAGTGGCAGCAGAGATAGCGTGGATGCACTCAATGCCTGTCTGGTTGTAGTGAGGTGGGCTGTTGACCATATCAACTACGTTGCCGCTGTAGGCTTCCTTACCTGCCTGTTCTTTTTCCATCAGTATCTTCATGTAATCTTCGTGCCTACTCATGCTGAACCCCCTGTCTTAGTGTTAAAGTTAAGATGTATAATATTACCGTCATAGGTTTTCTCTACGTGTGATTCTTCTTCTTCTAACTCTACAGTAATATCCATCTCGTTGTCAATAACTTCCATCACATAGTCGTGAACTATGTCACGTATTTCTTTTGACTCTTCCATGATAGGTACGGTGGCACACATCATCTTACAGAAGTGCATCACTTGCCCATAGTCATCATCATCCATTCGGTTCTCAGGAAAGGCCATGATGGATATATCAATCTCGCCACTCCACTTACCGTCATCATCAGCGTAAGGCCGTAGGCGTATAACAAAGTCTTCGTCTTCTATCTGTTTCTTTAGCTGTTCCGTATCCATGTGCTATCTCCTTTTTACTTTTGAACCCTTAAACTTTATAAATGTGGGATGTTTGTTCTTGCCTTTCTCTTTTAACCAGTCTTCGGGAATGATACGGTCATAGTATCTAAACCCGTGCTTGATACACCAATCAGCGTAGGAAGACTTCGCCCCCTTACTAAGCTTGGCTCTACTATTAGTGAACACAAACCTAATGTCAAGCTTGGGATGTTGCTTCTTGATAGCGATGTGCTTACGCCTATCTGCTGCAAGGAACCTTCCCTTAGTCTCAATAATGATACCGTTGTACAGTATAAAGTCTGGTGTATAGGTGCGGTAGGCTAGGTCTTCCCATTCTATCTTGATGTTTTCGTAGTCATACTTGACCTTGTGTTTATCAAGATACAGGGATAGGTTGTGTTCTAGCCCACTGCGATACCCATACTTAATAGCCATACGTCTTGCCTTATGCAGCAATTACATCTCCTATGTAAGAGATGATAGGTGGATTCTTTGCCTGAGACTTAACGGCTGGTCTCTCAGTTAGAGTAGGCCAACAATCAAAACGATAGCTGCAAAACCTACACCCATCATTAAGTATTTTGTTACCTGTCTCCTTGCCTCTAAACTTCTCTGGTACTGGTTGAAAACACTTTTCAAATCTGTTCTCCTTTACTGTTGCTACTGTATCCTCAATCTTCTTAACCTCTGCATCAAGGTCAAGACCTGTAGCTGGTACATACTTGAACGCACCGTTAGCTTTGTTGACTACCCACCAGCCACCGACTTTCTTGCCGGATGCCTTTGCGTAGCCAGCTAACTGGCCTACGTATCCGAAACCATCACCACTGGCAAGGGTATCATAGGATTCAAATTTGTTTCTGTATGACCAGTCGGAAGCTGATTTAATATCATCGACAGCATCGTTAATGACAATATCATATGAGCCGCGAATGCTATCGTCACCAACGTCCAGATGAACGGTTTTACTATCCTCATACTGTACCCCCGCTTCCTTTAGCAATCCCTTGAAGACAGCTTCAACGATGTCTCCAAGCATCATGTTCATTATGAATGTGGTAGGGAAAGGCAAGGCAACTTCGGGTTTGTTCTTCTCATACCATAGCTGGCAAGTAGGTCTGCCAACATTAGACATGCGAATCCTGAAGTCACCTCGCTTAGTTCCCCCACCAAACTGACGCTTCAGTGCATCGGATATATCTGCAGCTACCTGATTGATGGTAGTCTCAGACATGGTACTGTCACCCTTGACAGCACTATCCATGTACTGATGTAACGCCAGTTCAGCAGGATGGTTCATTACGCCACCTCTTCAACATCAATGATGTCGTTGATGTCCAACTCATCCAACTCATCACCATCACTGTCCCCTGCTTTCTCTGCATAGGCATTGATGATATACTCGTTGTAGTTCTGAACCCATGACATGAAGTCAGCAAAGAGGTCTTGGTCTTTCTGCTGTAGTTCAACTGTCTTGGTAGTATCCATACCAGTCAGAGGTAGGTAGAAGCTATTACCGTTAGGCAGCTTACGCTCCTCAGTAGTAAGGTCTACGGTATGCTGAACAGGTAGACGCTTCATCTTAGCCAGCTTTGTGAACACGCCACCGACTGTCTTGAATGCATCACGGTTCTCTACTTCCCAAATGAATGGGGTAGGCTCCAACTCAACAGGATTACCGTTGACATCTTTAGGATTAATCAACTCGACATTGCCAAGCACTACTCGTACACGCTTGATTGATTTGATTAAGTCCTTAGTAGATTCAGGCAGTGAAGCATAGTCTTCAATCCAGCCAGAAGGTTTACCACAGTTATAGCCACCATCGTTATCCTTCAAGTCCATGTTAAGGGTATCTGCCATAACAGTCTTAACGTAACGATTAGGTTTGCCAGCACTGCCCATAACAAACTTCTTATACATAAAGCGTTGCATGAACGGACGGACAACGGCAGACTCAGCGTAGTAGGTAGGGCCATCTGGAATCTCCAGCTTGTACGTACCAGCCTTAACTAAGATGCTCTCTGCACCAAGAATAGCAGAGTGATTAATGCGTAGACGAGCAAGGAACATGCCCTGCTTCTTGGTGGTTGCTGCTTCATTTGCCATGCCCATAGCTTTAGCCATCTCAGCATAGTTGTTCGTATCAATTGTTGTAAGTTCAGTCATATAATTAACTCCTTTTCAGTTGTAGAATGCATAGTTATATCAGGTTACGTCCTTGGTGTCAAGCCAATTCGGGCCTATCTTTGCCTCTAATAATAGAGGTACGTTGAAGTCAACTCCCCACCGTAAGGTGATGAGTTCAGGTAGTGCTTTATTAGTAGCAGCTATGACATTGATAACCTGCGCTTCTTCGTCAGGGTGTACGTCAATGACAATACTGTCATGCACTGAGTTCACTATACATGATTGCATACCCTTTAGCAAGTCATCAATGTGCAGCAATGCAATAGGTACAATGTCTGCAGTAGCGAATGATTGCACAGGGTAATTCTTAATCTGTGTAAAATGAGACACACGCCCGGTAGATTTACGTACCACATCAGGGAACGCAAACTCTCTGCCACTAGGCGTGGTTATCTTTTGTGTGTTCACAGCTTCTTTAGCCAGTCGGGAGTGCCAAGCGGCAACTCCTTTGTACTTTGCTGTGAAGTGTTCGTAGTATGCTGCTTCCGCTTTGCTTCTGCCGTATCCTGTTGCGCCGTAGAGTGGGGCAAAGGTATGCGCCTTCGCATCCTGCCTACTCGTAGGCTGACCAGCATCGGTAATAACTTTAGCGGTGTATGCATGTACATCAAATCCAGTAGATACTTCTTCAATAGCTACCTCATCCTGTGATAAGTATGCGGCAGTACGAAACTCAAGCTGCGCAAAGTCAGCTTCCATTATCTTACCACCATCCCATCGTGACACAAACACTTTCTTTACAGGAAACGTGCCGCCACGTGGCATGTTCTGCATGTTAGGGTCAGCACCAGAGAAGCGACCAGTTGAAGTACGATGCTGTAACAGCCGCACATGCAACTTGCCATCACTCTTAGTGTATAGCCCAATGCCATCAACGAATGATGACAGGTAGGTATCGACAGCGGATAGCCGCCGCACCTTGTATAAGAAGTCAACCGCATCATCCAGTCCTCTGGACTTAGCCGCTGATTCTAGTACCTCTAGGTTCTGCTTGCTGGTAGAGAAGCCATTAGCACTTGCCCACTTAGATGTCGGTGGCTTGAACTTTAGCCCCGCCACGTCCACAGTAGGTACAAGAGTATACCCAGCCCCACTACAGCGTGTACATTTATTTGTGTTAGCGAATGGACTTCCATCTTTCTTTACCTTTCGTATCTGACCAGTACCGTTACACTCACGACACTGTTGTGCTGTTGTCTTATACATACGCTCAGTACCACCAGCAATCAAGCTGCGGAAGTCTGCATCAGCCATGTATGGGTCAATAGCATTACCCCAATACGGCTTGTCCATAACCTTACGGCTGTAGATAACCCAAGACAATTGCTCTGGACTGTTAAGATTGATAGGTGTATCACCCATCAGCTTACGTACATGAGCCTGTAAGTCAGCAGTTAGTTGCTGCTTCTCTTGCTCAAACTCACTACGTACTTCTTCTAGCTTAGTCAAGTCAACGGCAAAGCCTGTCTGATATATCTTAGTCAGACACTTAGCCACACGGTTAGTCAGTCGTGCGGTAGACAACAGCCCTGCATCAGCAGGTGTGTTGAGCCTACGCCACAGCTTATTAGCAAGCTGCTGTGTAGCATGAAGGTCAGCAGATAGATACTCACACAACTCGTTGTATGGTATGTCTCGTGTACTGTAGCCCTGCTTGAAGTACTCCTTCAGAGTATCCTGCTTCTTCGTATCCAACTCGTAGCGTTCTGCACAAGCCTCTAGTGATAGAGGTTCCTTCAGTCCACGCTGCAAGACGTACTCGACAAGCATAGTATCAAACACTGCACCATCATACTTGAAGCCTGACTCCCATAGCCATAGCAAATCATGTGCCACGTTGTGACAGATAAGCACAGTAGCTTGGTCAAGATACCACTGCACACGTTCATGGTAGTCAGCCTGACTAGGTACATCAGCATGGTCAAATGGGAAATGCTGTTCATGTCCTTGGTCAGTCAGTACACCTATCATAGTCAGTGAGTTGTTAGGCTCAAAGGGGTCAAGGTGTAGCTTACCACCACGCTTAGTGACTGTGTTCTCTACATCAAGTACTAACTTCATCCTTCATACCTCGCTGTCTGATAGTTGAGTTCACAGTTCACCATGCCATGCCAACCATTCAACTTGTTCTTGACGATGTTGATATGGCGTAGTGGGCTTTCTTCTTCCTGTCCTTCTACAGTAGGTGACTTACCAATCAGTATCATCAGGTCAGCTTCAGCAGCCTTACCTGTACGTGAGCCTTCCATCATTGATTGGTTAAGCTGCGCACGACCTTCAGCATCCGCTGATAGCTGTGACATATAGAATACTGCACAGTCATAGGTCTTTGCAATTTGCCTAGCGTAGATAGCACAAGCCTTCAGTGCCTCATCTGGCCTAGCATAGTTACCTGCCACACCAAACTTATCACCCATGTCTAGTACTAGAATGTCAGGCTTGAATGATTTACATACAGACTCAACCCATGCCATGTCTCTACCACCTGCATCTTTAATCTTGATGTTGTTCATCACAGGTTCATACATTAGCTTGGCTTTAGCCATGTCATCTCGCACCTCTCGTGCTGTCATTCCAGCCGCTGCTGTTAGGTATCTAGCACCGACACGGTGTGTAGGCTCTTCGTTACATAGGATGATACACTTAGCACCCTGTGAGGCAAACCCACCCGGCGCAGCAATCAAGCTGGCATGGAAGGATGTCTTACCAGTGTTAGGTCTAGCACCTACTTCGATAAGCTGACCACCAGACACACCTTCTATCTTACGTGTCACTGATGGTATGTTGAATGCCCACTTAGCTTCCAACTCAGCTTTAGCCATGAGAGTTTCGATACTGATGTCATCCCATTCGATATTAAGGTTAGGGATGAAGTCATCACCGTATCTCTCAAGTAAGTTACGCAATGCTTCCAGTGTGGCAGCATCACCGTTGACCATATCGAATCCGATATTAGCAACGTCTTCTCCAATTACCTGCTGGAATAGTTTGGATAGCACCTCTTGTGCTACGTCACTACCCATAGGCTGCTCACGCTTTACCTGTGCAAACAGGCTACTGTATGAGGCTTTCTGTGCCGTAGTCAGAGTGGGGTTGTTAGACATAAACAATGCCTCAATCTCATCTGGTGATACGGTACGCTCATACTTGTCCATAGCTGTGTCGATAGCTTTCTTAATCTTTCGCACATCACTACTGAACAAGCGGTCAGGACACTTGGAACCACGATGGTCATCGTAGAACTCCTTGTCCATCAAACTTCTAATCAGTGATAATTCCATTTAGCTTCTCCATATCTTCGGGGTTACGATATTTCAAGTCATCAGTCAAACGTAGGACACGAACATCGTTCACGTATCCACGTAGTTCCTTTGCCATCTGCAAAGTCTTGGGTAGCGCATCGGGGTCTAACGCTATTACGGCTGTTGAGAACTGTGCAAGATACCTTTTATGCGATTCCTGCAATGATGTGCCAAGAAGCGCAACCCCGACAAAGTTACCGTAACCAACAACGGCTGCACTCACACAGTCCTCAACAACAACTGCGACTTTACCACACCCAGCGGTATAAGGCAAGCCACTTTTTCCATATCGTTTCCATTTAGGTAGACGGTGCTCAGACAATGACCTGCCTGTACCATCTACCATCTTACCTTCGTGCATGATAGGGAACACCACACGGCTTTCCTTTACATCATACAACAAACCTAATTCATCTATATCTAATCCCCACGTATCACACCACCTGTTCATGCCCACATTGTCACGATGGGGTATAATGTATGTGGGTAAGTCAAAGGTTACAACCTCATCAGCAAAATCCTGTGCATTACCCATGCCAGCCCTGATGTCCTCTACTGTCATGTGTACACGTGTGCCACCCTTGACACCACATGACATACGATAGCAGTTCCATACCAAGCTACCCATGTTGTTAGTCACAGTAAAGGTACGCTTGCCACAGTTAGGACAAGCCATCCTCTTAGTATGACCATTAGGTATATCTAATTCACTTACTATATTATATATGTTCATAACTATATCACTTTCTCTGCGGCAGTTAAGTGCTTTTACCATGAGATTTACGTGTTGTCAATGCATTATTTGCAGAGGCATAAGTATTTTTCATGTATGGTTTAACTGACTGTGGGTTAGTATGTCCTGTAACCGACATGATTTGTCCCATAGGTACACCTGCCTCAACCATTTGTGTTGTACCAGTCCTTCGTAAGTCAGACAGTCTAAGTTCATCAGGCAGTCCAGCTTCGCGCATGACAGCCCGTCCAGCTTTGGACAGTCTCTCCATACTATAAGGATGGTACTGCCCTTGTACGGGGCTTGTACGAGGAACAACGTACTGTTGAAAGCCAAAGTCTTGCTCTTGTTGTACCAGCATATCATATAGGTCATCTTCGATAGGCAAAGTTACCTCTGCCCTACGCTTTGATTGCTCAAGAGATAGCTTCCTATTGGCAAAGTCAAAGTTATCCCATGTAAGCAAGCGCATGTCACCTAGACGCTGACACCATTCATATGCCATGTGTACTATCAAACCGATACTACGCCATTCAAACTCACCATATGCAGTGTCAAGGAATTGACGCACATCATCCTCAGTCCACACCACCTTGCGTTGTGGTGCAGACTTACGCTTAACATTAGCGAATGGATTGATGGCGGCGTACTCCATCTCAATAGCGTATCTGAATACGATAGATGACACAGTGCAGACATGGTTGGCGAGGCTGATACCCCGCACAACCCAATCTTCGTAAGCGTGTTTAGCTTGCTTACTTGTCAACTCAGTATAGTTTACATCACCAAATTCTTTACACATTACACTCAAGAAATACTTATAGTCTTGTTTAGTTCTGTCGCGTAACATACTGTAATCATTGGATGTATAGTACTTGTCAACTAATTGCTGCACTGTCTTCATAACGCTCTCCTAATCTCTGTGTCCATACCACTCAACATCATCCCCCATAGATACTCGACATCCCATAGGGGCTTCATCACAATTAGGATAACTAGGGCAACCTAAATGCGCACTATCGTCATCATCATCATACTCCCATACATCTACTGATGTAACGTCAAAGGAAGCAATACCTTTCATCTCCTTGATAAGCCTATCTACAGTAGCCAGTGCTTCTTCTTCAGAAGCAGCATTGGTATCATATGACAGACAACCATCACACCAGTCGGGTGCAAACTCAATAACATATCGTTTCATGCTGCTAACAACTCCTTGAACTGCTTGCTTTCAATCCACTGTGCTACCTTGGCCTCACGCTGAAACATATTGACTGCCTCAGTATCGCCAGCAGTATTACGCAGCTTGAAACCATTACGCTCATCAGCATAGCTTGCATAGTTAGTGAAGGCAGAGTACAACGCCCAAGCATTGTGTCCTCTGGTGTTAGCTTCTTGCTCATACAAGCGCAGCATCTTGTCTGCTGTCTTGTCTGACTTGAGCAAGGATTCAAGCATAGGCTTGACATCACCAAAGAAGATAGGCTTGTTAGCCCAGCCCTGCAATCGCTCAGACTGTGCGTAGAAGTCCTGCTTGCTACGATTAAGCTGGCTGATGAACCTGTCAAGGCTGAAGCCACTGGTATTCTTGCGGCGTACCTTGTCATGCTCACCACGCACCATGCCATTGGTGCAGAAGAAGTCGATAGCACCGAACAGTACAGTGTTTGAACACGTACCGTCCACACCATGCAATGCAATGATGCGCTGCGCTACCTCAGTCTCATGCTTCGGGGTAGTAATCTTAGCCTTGACGTTAGGCAGGGTCATGTCCAGCATAGCCCAGCCATTGTGATGAGCATCACGCCATGCAATGTTAGCACCGTCTACCTCATGTGAGGAAAGGTTCTCTGTCACTGTGTCCATGACACTGCGAAAGAAGTCACCATGTGATGCACAGGTGAAGTCCTTGCCAACGATAGCAATAGGTTCGCCAGTGTTACCGTCAATGACATACTTCTTGTCAGCGACACGAGTAGGCTCAAAGCTTACGTCAAAGTCTAAGTTCTCAGGGATATATTCTAGCATATCAATTCTCCTTTATAATATGATTAGTATTAGTGGTAGTATGGTAATCCATAACAACAAGTCCATAGTTATACTCCTTATTATATAAGATGTCAACCTTGTTCACGGATGTCAAGGTTAAATTCATAGCGCAGCCTGTCCTTTGCATCTGCTAATTCTTGCAGGTTATAGGCAGTAACAGCTTTGATACCACCCATGTCAGGGTACAAGGCAGTGTCTAGCATCTCATCTAGCATCTGATATACATTGATGACAGCAACTCGCTGGTCAAGAGACAGCTTGGCTATCCTGTTTCTACGGTCAATGCGTTCCTTCTCACGCTGCGCTGCCCAATATGCAATGCGTTCATCTTGTGTCATGTTCTCTAGCTTCTTACCCATCTTCTAACTCCTTCTGGAACTCAGTCCATGCGGCATGAAATACCTCGTTGAAACTGTGGTAGTTGGCATCCTCAAAGGCAGCAGACGCTACCTCAAAGATGTCTTGCCCACTCCACTTAACTGCTTGGGATAACTGTATCCCTTTGATTTCATTGCTAGTCATAGCAATTCTCCTCTTCAAATTTACAACGTGTTGTATAGTATGCCATCAACAATGCGGCTACCTCTGGGAATGATTCCCAATTTCCCTTGTGCATTACGATGTGATTATCAATCTCTGCGTCAAGTGCTACCAGTATGGCGTTCACTTGTTTCTTTGGTAGGTTAATCGTTATCATTGTCATTCTCCTTTACAGTAGTTGGTCAGTACCATCAACGCCCATCAGGTTCATCACATCCCTAGTCAGGCTATCAATCAATTCATAAACATCATTGACAGGCCAATACTCTAGTGGTTCCCATGCGTTGTCTTCAAAAAACTTATCTAGTTTTTCTTCAGGCCAGTCTGCCCAATCATCAGGCAAATGTTGACACAGGAAATGTCCTGACAGTCTAGCGAATATTTGTTGTTCAGTCATCGTCATTCTCCTTTCGTGGATAATATACTTCTACCATGCTGTCACACTTAGGGCAAGACAGTATCGTTACCATACTGAACTCATCACCTCGTGCGTCATAGCCTACATCTAGGTCATGGTCATTGCCCCATATTAGTTCTGTCTTACAGTGCCAGCAGTTCATGTGTAAGTACCCCCTTCATCACGTTCATGTAGGTCATCTACATCTATGCCATCACAGATATATGAGTAGTCATAGTTGGGTATGTCGAATAGCTTGATGCTACCATCTTCATTACGAACATAGTCATCTGCATCATCATCCCATACGGCTACCGTCATATCCCATACGAGTGTGCCGTAAGTTTTATTAGGGTCAAACATCGTCAATCTCCTCTACTGTAATCTCTGCGTCATAGTCACCATCATATTCCTTCCAATGGTCACAGTCCAATTCCATTGCAAGACAAGCTGCTTGGTCAGCATCACTAGCCTCAACAGTGGCAACGCTGGACACTCTATAGCTTCGGGTTACTTCGTACTTAGGCATCGTCAATCTCCTTTGATGATATTACTTGGGTGTTTTCGCCACCCACTAAGCCCACCATCTCTATCTGAGCCTTTATCCATGCTTCATATTCTGATATAGCATCGACAATGATTTCACGTTGAGTTGTTGCTTCTACTTTTACTTCGTACTTAGGCATCGTCAATCTCCTTATCTAAGATAGCCCAATACTGGTCAAATGTATATACTTGGGTATCTGTTTCAACTTCCATTGGATATGCACCAAAATGTGCATAATGGTCAAGCACATATTCTTTGATAGCTTCAAAATCATCAGTCATCATCTTCATCCTTTACAAACAATTCTTGTGGTATCTTATCCCACTCCTCACGCCTGATACGCCACTTGTCGTGCTGTACTGGTGTGCATAGTCGCACCCACTTCCAGCCTACCACTGCCCATACAAGACGTGTGCCGCATACTGGATAGCGTGTATCGTAGAAGTCACACCGATACAGCTTGGCATCTGCCCACGTTGCCTCTGGTGGTCTAGGTGTTATCATATCAATGCTCCTTCAATGCATCCATTACTAGGTATATAATTATAGCCAAGCCCACTACCAGATACCCAATGATGAACAGGTCATCCATGCCCACATCAGGCATCTGGTTTTGTAGGCATAGGATTGTGTTACAGTCAAGCACCGTCAAACTCTTTGACAAACTCTAGTTCTATGTGCTTGTCAGGATACAATGCTTGTGCCATGTCGAGTGCATGTTCTACCGCATGGTTCCAGATAGGTTGCTCCAAGGGCTGTGGGTGTACATCGTACACACCACTAATCCCATCCATTTTAATACCAACTTCCCAATACATTATGCTACCTCTTGAGTTCGGGGTGAAAGGATACGCTTACCAGAGCGAGGATGCACTGGCAACTTAGCTTTGCCACGACCTTGCCGGGCTAGTTCACGCAGGTTGCTGATGGTGTAACCACCAATCTTGATTGAGATTACATCCTCACGGTTCTTACGCCTGACCGCTGCACCTAGTTCTTTGTGCATGTGGTCAAGGAAGATGCCAGCAATGGCCTCTGTTGTGTACTGTAAGTACCCGCCACAGTCTTTCTTAGCCTGTCGTGCAGCCTCAAGTGCGAGGTTGTAAAACTTAACACGACCTAGCTTCACGCCATGATACTGTGCATACAAGGCTTCTACTTTAGCCAGCTTACGCTCTACCTCTGGTGATGCAAGCACTTGTCCTGTCTTGCCTGATGAACGCTGGTGAAATGTTACAGTTTTGATTGTCATAATAATATCTCCTTT